CACCATGACGATGAATAAAACAGCCGGCCTTTGTTAGCATCCTTACTAACTCTGATACTTTCATAATTTCAATGAGCTTTTAAATTCAATACAAAGGTAACGTTTTTGTTACTGTCCACCAAATAAAACAGTAACATTTTTGTTACTAGATTAATTATTTAACATTTTTAGCCAGAAATGAGTTAATAAAGAAGGAAAAGAGAAGTAATTAGATACAAAAACC